CTTGTCTTGGAAACTTAACTAGGGGGGGGTCTTAGACCCATTGCTATAGCTAATCAAAATAAGGCACGCAGGTTGCTGCGTGTCCAAGTTATAACTTATCTTAGAAAATTCAGTATATAAAGTCCGAGGGGCTCATCATCAGAGAGCTCGACATCTCAGAATAATAAAGCAACAAGAAATAAAACTAACATCTATTATAATAATCGTTATTCATATACCAATCTATTTTTGGAGTCAAATCAATACGGTCGACACAGGAATCTCCAAATATTTCTGCGTCTCGTTCTTTCCAGTTCTTTGTGCGTAAAGCGGCGCCGATCTTCTGCACAGCCTTAACCAATTTCACACGATGTTCCTCATACCAGACAGGACCTAATCCGAAAGCCAGATCCAAACTAGCCTCACACGCTTGGATAGTGGCGCCTTTCAAGTCGTTGCAGTCATGTACCCAGTTTACACATTCTTCTACACTAGCAACATCCAAAGGAGCTAGCCACACGCCTTTTCTCGATGGATGATGTGCAAATCCTCTTTTCAAAAAGGTAGCGTCATAAATAGTACCATGTGTCGTAACTTCTTTGGTCTTTGAAGCATTCGTCACAATAATACCATGCTTGCGGAGACTGGCGGCGATTGTAACAGCGTTAAACCTGTCTATAACCAAATCGCTCACGCTCATAATAACATCATCCCCGTAAACAACATCTCTAACGTTTTCTTCAAAAGCGGACATCAGTCTCAATATCGGGTCTTCTCTAAAAATATCACACCATGCGAGCCTAATATACAGCTTATTAGGGACACTATTTTTCTCAGTCGTGATCGGCGAGCCGGAGGATATACCATTATGAACCTGATATATAATGTCTTCACACAAGTGTATGGGGTTCATGATGTCATTACGCATAATCCATTCAGCACGATCAAGATGTTCCTTGGATGCGCCGTTGTATTCCAGCCAATCCAGAAATATTTCTATCGATCCCTCAACAAGCTGCGACAACAAACAAGGACCATAATTCGAATAATCCAATGTCACAATATTCGTACCGACTTCGTGTAAGTAATGCACCAACTGAGTCCATTCCAATGAGTCAGGGTTAATACCTATCGCTATTCCGTTGACGATACGCGATTTCTTTATAGCACAACATATATCACCGAGATACATCTTGCAATCAAGCGTACATTGAACGGGTGCTATGCTAAAAATACGTGTTTTACCAGGTATTTTGCATTTCTCAGGTGTCAACCTGTAATCCTTTGTACAATCCTCATAAACAGTGATAGGTTTAACATTCCTTTTGAAACACAAGTCACGCATGCGCATTTGTTCCGCCAATGAATCATGAATACCACGCATTTTAAAACCGCGTTCCGTTTCCTCCAGGTCGAATAACCATCTCTTATCTTTAGCGCTTTTCGGCCTACTAACTCTCAGCGGAAAACCCTCTGAACTCTTCCAATTCAATGGTTCACAATAGGGTATGTCCGGGTCACCGCATACTGCTTGTTGCAGAGTCATGGGTTTAATCTCGGCCCGCACGGGAAGTGTGGTCAAACGTTGACATTGTTTCTCTGCTTCCACTACGACTCTTACGTCTTCGACTGAAAAGTCAATGACGTTACCAGAGCCATGTTTATTGCAACCGTCATACAACGGATCAGATCCAGGCGGTTGTCTAGGATCCCCTGGTCGTAGGGGATTAGGCTCCGTACGCACGCTATATACAGCATTCTGTATAAGCGACGGGCGAATCTTCGTCTTACCGCTCTCATGATGTGCAAATCCCCTTGGCACCGTACCGTAGAGCATCAAGTTAGAATCCAATTTCTGCTTCTTTTCTTCCGGCACGGGATCCAGATTCATAGGAAGAATCTCGCTTTCGCTGTAGCCACGCGCAGCATATGCCTTGTCAAACATCTCGCGATATAAAGGCTCAGCAACACCTTCGCCCGATGATACGGAACCAGCAACATGCATACCAACGATCCCTCCCAGGCCAGCATTAACGGATGGACAAACGAGCAGAGAACCACATAATCCTTTGCCATGCCTGTAATATGTGTATACACGGCCCATAGTTATATCACTGATGTGACTATCTCCTGTCACGACATAATTCTTCTTAATTGAAATGGGGAGATCGTAAGTCGCCAATTCGGTCACTGGAAACAAATCACATGTCGCACCCATATTTGAGTGGTGTGCCTTAGTTGCAAACAAGTGCAATAGTGTCTTAAATTGCGGAAAATGACGAGGCAGCTCAACAAGTAAGAAATTAGAGCCTGGGCCAGCTTCTATAGCCGTATCAAACAAGACGGCGGGCTCAATCCATGCAGAGCTCTGCTTACCTCCTACATTATAAACGGCTCTCAACCTAAAGTTCGTATTGGCCGGATCCCGCATAGCCTGTGCATATTCCTCGACATAATGTTTCAACATAATCACGCGTCTTCCGAAGGGTGAAAAACACCGACATTGCTGCACGCTACGTATGCCATCAGCCGTAACCCATGTACCTTCAAAGAAGATGGTATTATTTGTCAGTTTGTGTATCATAGATACACGCGTGGCTGGGGCATTCTGAAACGTAGGGACGCTATGAGGAGCCGATTGTTTAGCATTAGCTTTAGGTGCGTCCCACTTGTAATAATTCTTCGAACCTTCAAATGCTCCGTCCAAAATTTGGTCGGTAGTCAAGCTACCCATAGCATAATGGAGACCTATTGACAGTGTAGCACCTATAGTCCAAGTCAAAATCAGCGGCATATGCTCCACAAGGAACCGGACAATTTTGGCCAAAAAGGGACTCAGAACTTCATCATACCATTTTCGCGCCTTGAGCTTAATCCTACTCCAATGTGACATAACTGTAACGGCATCTTCGAACATTGCCTGATGAGCCGCACTGGTACTTTCTCTAGACCCCTGTTCTCCTCTACGCTCCAATGTTTTTTCAAACCAGAAACAAGACAAACGTCTAAATACGGCGCAGTTTGTTACAGACCGAGTATGCGGACATATCCGAGGTACACTCATAGACAATCCAATACAATCCGTATAATAGAAGCGATCACGTGTTCGGCTATATTTCACAGTGTCGGCCTTCTCAGAGAGCACACTACCCCAGAAACGAGCACATTCGCACGCGTAATTCTCGCATCCAGGCTCCATTTCAGCCTCATGAATTTTCCGCAGCAGAAAAGAGGTGTCGCAATCGTCATTCATGACGCGGCGTTTCAGATCTGACCAGAAAGCTATAGCATCAAACAATTTCACTGAGCCCGCATACGCCAGAACAGCGACTAGATAACGCCGGACGCGCTCTTCATCCGAAACACGCTCGTCAGCCCAAGATTCGAAGCTGACATTTGTACACATGTCTTCATTGAACTTCCTCAATCGCAACCACGCATTCAACTTAACTTCTGAGTCATCCATAAATTTAATCTTCGTAAACTGTTCTTTAGGCATGAACAGGGGAAAACATACAGTATAGTCGTTTTCCTGGATTTTAAGATCAAAGTCTGCGAATGCCATCTCTCTCGATGGATCAAGCGAAAACATCACAAGCGACATCGGATCAGTCCATCGTGCATTTTGAATGAGCGCATTGGCCTCTGCAGGTAACCGCATTCGCCGCAACACACCACACCAGACAGACTGCACTCGATCTGCGTCTATATAGCCCGCGGCATCAGGGTCCACGCACTGTGGTCGGGGTGCCTCAGGAACAAACTTACGCGCATAGCTAAGAACGCCCGCCTTCAAGTGTTGCCAGTACGGCATCCGCTGCAGTTCCGGATCCTCCAATGATGCAAGATGTTCTTCAGCACGTGCTCGGATCTTCTCAATCTGATCTTTGAGGGATATACTATGCGCGAGTTCAGGCAACTCTGTATATACGCTTTCTCCCGTCGTAGGACACATCATATACATATCCATAACCCTCTGCCTAAATTTCTTCTGTTCTTCAGTATAATGGTCAACAAATGCCTTTACCATATGTTTCTTGATCGCTGCGAAAGATACCCACTCATCTCTATGAGTGCGATTTTTGTCCGCTGGACTATCATAAATGGCAAATTCCACGTGACCAAAATCCTTCGTCGTTGCCGAAGGCAACTGCGATGCATCTGTAAAACTCTTACCAGGGTTAGCCTCAAGCCATGCAGTTTTCACCTCTGGCTTGATCCGTGCTTCGATCATACATTTCCGGCGGCGGTAGATGGCCTCCTCCTCTGCAACTGTGGTACTCACAGCAGGAAACGCCACATTGGCCAACATCAAATAAATCAATGGATTCGCCCGCAGATGTTTCTCTTCAACAGCAGCCTTAGGAGGATTCAAAACGCTACAAGAACATATAGCAAAATGTGATGCTAATTCCTCCTCAAAACTTGGTCCTGTAGTAATCTGGTATGCATCATCACGGACTATCACAGGTTGGTCTGTATAACCGTTCCACCACTTCGCGCCTGGCTGCAAGTAATAGCATGCCGCACCATTTGTCTTATATTGGATTTCGTTCAACATCGCAGCAGCGAGATTCGTAGCGAAAGTGCTTTTGCCAATGCCGGCTCCTCCATTAACCCAAACAGAGAAAGCCTCAAAACGGACATCAGGATGTTTACCAATATCCACAAGGCGGGTACGGACTTTGCACAGCTCCTTGTATGTATCCCAAAGCACTTTTCCTCCTGGCAGAGAGTCAGAGAGGCCATTGGCAACCAATAATGAACCGGTTGTACACGCGTCGTAAACTCGATTATTCATAAGACGATCACATTCCAACCGTGATCTATTTCGCGGATCCAATAAGTATTGCGCTTCCTTGAACCAGAGTTTAATGTCAGGCAAATCCTCATCAAGTACAACCTGTGCGCGTATCGTAGCCTCATCTTTCATACACAACCACTTCAAGAAGTATGTCAGGGTCTCGCCGCAGTTTTGAAGGAATCTCATAATGTTCACTGGTAACTGTACCGTCGCAGATATATTCTTCATGAGATTGAAGTACCCGCCAGGCTTAATGACCGAGGCGCCTACACCTAACATAGCACAAGCTAAAGTAAACAGCATACTCGTAGCGGCACTCTCGTCATACATACCTTCAAATCCTTCGGGTTCAACGACAACGCGATCAGCTTGGCCAGAAAACTTGCTCCAATATTTTACAAAGAAGTCCTCAACGACCGAATAGAAGCGTGATGCCATTTCCCAAGCACTGCAACATACCGTCACCAGACAATTTACCACAGCTATGGCAACCGTTTTTGGAGTTGGATTGGCTGCAATATGCATCAAGTTACCCAATGCCGTAGTAAAAGCAATAGTAGCAGCTGTATCTTTCACGTCTTCAGTAAGTGTCTCTGCTGCCGCCCCTACGTCATCACGCAACTGTTGCACGATCGGCTGCACGTGTTTTTCCATAACGCCGTCAACGCAGTCAAGAGCCATGCGCTCAGCCCTGACAACGGCCGTGCCAACAGCTGACTTCATCCCGACATAAGACGCCACACCCATAAGCGCTGTTAGTCCTAGAACCTTAGCAGCGCCCATCATTTCTGGTTCAACATGAACAGGAGGCGACGCAAGCGATTCTATCGTATCTTCACAAAACACTATTGGAGGAAAACCTTGAAAGACGTTAAATGACATATCATCTTCTAGAGCCGCATACGCAGCAACCGGTATCGACGCCGGGAAGCTTGTAACGCCTTCTAAACCAATAACGATATCTCCCAATGAAATGTAATCAATCAAATCAGAGGTCAAGCCGTAAGAATTAAGTCCTCGCAATACGCCATATACCCCAGGCTGGTAAAACGGAATGGATATTTCAACGACATTATTCACGCGCAAACTTTGGACATAAAAACCGTATTGATGATTTCTAAAAGCATCTGCTTGTTTAATTGCCGCGCCAGTGCGCGCCACTAAACCCTGATCCGCAGGCTTGTCAGGGTGGTGTTGCACCCAGACATTGGCGTCCAGTCCAGCAGGAAATACCACGCGCAGTCTCATACCTCCACGGAAATAACGATACCCTGAACTCACAATACCCAATGCACCCTCACGCAAAACATTCCACAACTGGTTAGGATTCGTAATATCTAATTCCAACCCGGAAGGGCTAAGTGGGAGCTGTATAATTGCTCTATTCAGAACTCCATCGCTGGCTGGCGTGACGATACCTTCCCAGTACAATTGGTATCTACGCAACAGGTCTTTAAGCGACACAAATTTTTCGCCAAAATTTGAGTAACCTGCGCCGGTAGAAGGCAATGATGATGTGGGCTGGAGGGCGTTCGTTGCTATACGCCTCTCTTCCATTTCTGGCTCTACACGTATGGCATCCTCCAAAAGTATAGTAATTCCTTCCATAACGGTACCTTTAGAGATAGAGTACAGCTTAGGAACATATACAGCAGTCGCGCTACCATAAGTAGCGTCATTCTCAGACCATGTTGTATCATACTGCAAGAGTTTTGTCGTGTCGCCATTTGTTCGCCAAGAAACGGAAGCAGCTATAGCTTTCTTCACGTCGGTAAACGCCATCGCATACGTATAGCCCTGATACACAAGCGGCATAGCATAAATAGCTGCATTCTTCGTAGTTGCACCTCGAACTTGAACCTTGGGAGCATCTTTCGCAGACTCCAGAACCCAGATATAAATCTGATCCAAATCCGGTTTCGCCAATCCGGAAATCTGCGAGAATTGTGCGTAGTGCAATGCCACTGTGCCATACCTAAACAAATTCAAGTCTGCTCCTATCGAACACTTGCCAACGTAGAAAGGTGCGTATCCAGGTAGCGCGCGCAGCTTTGTAGAATCCTTAAGATAATTAACAGGGTCGTCAGAAATGCCCACGGCTGGTTGGACAGGAATAGCGAGTTCAAAGTCTTCTCCAGCTCGCACATATGGAATAATTTCCACAGATGGGACGACCTTATCCATTATAATGAGAGGATTCAGAACAAAAACGACCAAACTGGAGGGAGCAACAAATTCAGACTTACGTTGCGGCCCAGCATACCTGCGGCCCCACCATGGCTTATCCGAGATGTATGGAACTACAAATGTAAATGAAGTCGCTTCCTGTAGGCTAAAAACCATGTGAGCAGAATTACGTGCCTGCGCCAAAGTAACCTTTGAAGGATCATCAACTCCCGGAATATACGCCACCAACAGCCGACCGGAATGGAACTGGGATGCTATTATGTCAAAGCGATATTCAAGCGATCCCCTCCAAAATTGGAACATGCTACTAACCACACCGACGGGAGGCATCACATATTGCTTCAGAGCGTTCGTTGTACTGCTGAGATAATTATACATCCGCGTTTTATCGCACATGGGCTGCACGGAAGTATACCATAGCATCTTACCAACCGTATTTGACGAAGACAGTTTACTATTCCAGGCGAAAGGTATCAACATACCCCAGACTGAACAGGGGTAGCGCATATCCAGCTCATTCACTTCGGGATCACCGCGTCGCCCACATCCCTTCACAGCACTAAGACGCAGCATATTAACTGGATGACTTTCACCATTCCCAATACTCCACGTATGTCCCGCAGCAGGTACGAAGAATTTAGGCGCTGCAAGTTCAGGCGGATTATCACAATTCTTATCGCCAAAAGCATAATCGATAGCACTATTGAGAGCCATCATTCCCATCTGCTGCACGACTGCTTCCATTTCAGGTTGTACTTCAGTGAATGAAGGTTTATCAATATTAGCATCGATCATGCCAGTAAAGGAAGCATCCAAGAAACGGACGAACACGCTCACATTAGCAGTTGAAGGCCCTCCATCAGTAACTGCCAGAGGGGACAGGACTTTAATAGTAAGAGTACCTAAATCCAAAGGATCTACAAAGTTATCACGCGTTTTCGTATGCATGTAAGGCCGATAGTACTTATAGGGAATATCCAGAGTCGCTTCATTCCCGGCACCCGCGCTAATCAAACAATGTGGTAATTGAGCGCGCTCAAATACAGTATTAAGCGGATTGAACGTGTATCTTTCGAGATATTGCCATGAACATTGTAATTGTCCCACTTGAAATTTATTACTATTCATCTGAATCTTAATTTGCATTCCCATACGTGCATAACGGTGAATCGTAAAAGGCACAAAAGGTGGAGCCATACATGGGTCCTGTTGTGTAGCCAGAGCGGCACGTGGCAATCGGTAAGACAAGAGCGTAACATCCCGTTGTTGTGACTTATTCCATTCGATAGTAGTACAATAATTAAAGCGATCTGTGAGGTTAGAATAAGAAGGCTTCTGCTCGCTCGAACTAAGATTAATATAATAATCTGGCGTATGAACAACTTCGCCGCCGACGGATTCAGATTGCGTTTCGCCCAACACTACATTACTAGCGCGAACGCTAGTCTCATGTTCGCCACGCGCATCTTCCATTTCTGGTTCGACTTGCTGCATTTCTATACACTCCTTAGGAGCGTCATAGAATAAGCCACTAATCCGGGCTCGAAGGCGAGCAAGCAGCGTTGGATTGCGCACCAATTCCCATTGTTCTTCAATGGGCTCGTTAAGATCACGATACGGTCCGTGATCGTAACAGCGACGTACGTATTCTTTACGTACAATTTTCGCGATTTTTCGCCCTGTAACAGCCACGCGCTTGCGCTCCACTGCCTCTTGGATAAGATCGACGGCGGCTTCAGTCAAAGGGGGAGCTTGAACTGGACGAGCATGTACCAGGTAACGCATAAACGCTTTGCGTTCGTCGTCACACAAATACCCCCACACCCTGCAAAGCTGTATAGGAACAGCGACGTCCCGTCCACCAACGCGTATAGAAGTCATATCATTAACAGCAGCTTCCAGGACTGCAGTCATTTCCTGCTTAGTTCTAGCCATCCAGGCGGGGCTAAAACGGTCGAGAGTAGTACCTGTCCATGAATCATCGAAGGACAAGTATGAATTGTATTTGTTCTCGTTAGACTTTACACTAATTTCATTTTGCATCATTGTAAAGTCATATGTATAGTCTTTCCTATTGTCAACAGTCTTTCCTGTAGTCAATATGCTTTCATATTGTCAATGTTCTTTCACATCGTCGTGTGTATAATATGCTCATATAATAAATGTCAACAAAATGTCTGTATTCTTTTCATCAATCCATCAAACCAAAGAATGGCCTCGGGACACATCTTTAAAAAGAAAAACATATACTGAAACATAACCAAGAGGGTATCACCAACTCATCACCAAGGTTAACGTTACATTGTCGCTATACATATTCGTTGTAGAGTAGTTGCTGTACGGAAGTGCCAATGCGTGCCGAGCCTATGTCTACAATACTATGCAAGAAACAATGTGAAACAGCATATATCAATCATTCAAAGAGCCTTTCCAACGAGAACTGGAGAAAGTAAATATCCTGTACCCTTTCAAAAGCGTCAAGAAAGACAATCCAAATACACATAATGCATCTATATAAAATACGAGGGTTCAAATAAGAGAGAAATACACAATAAACTCATAGTCTTATAAGAACTCAGTCAATTAAAACAATAATTTTTCTTGTTGAAGATATTTCGAAAAATAAATTGGAGACGAAGAAAATCTTAAAACTAATAAACAAAGCGATGGACATGTAATGACAGCATCGACTTACATGTCAGCCCACCCTTTATCAATGCGATACATCGACTTACTTGATCCCTCTCCTCTGAGAGGAGTCAAAAGAAACTGCGTAGGTTTTGCCTACGCAGT